CGGATCTTATTTTCAGTTTGAGGTAATATATGGATTGGTATCAAGCTGCCCTTAAAAAGCTGGATAGGCTCCCAGAGGAGCATAAAGAGCGGAGGCAGCTTTGCCTAGATAGTCTTTGGGTTTTCGCTCAGACTATGAATCCAGGATATGTCTACGGAGATATCCATAAGAAGTGTTACCAATGGATGGAGGAGTACACTCTCTTCCAAGAGAATGCAGAAGACTTCTCAGGTAACAAGCTTCTACTTTTGCCTCGGGCACACTTAAAAAGCCACATGGTAGCTACATGGGCAGCCTGGATAGTAACAAGACATCCAGAGATTACCATCTTGTACGTGTCTGCTACCACTGAGCTTGCCGAGACGCAATTATACGCTATCAAGAATATCCTAGAAAGCGGCCCCTATCAACACTTCTTCCCTGAGTATATCCACCCTCAAGAAGGCAAACGCGAGATGTGGAACAATGGGAAGATCAGTATTGATCATCCAAAGAGGCGTGAAGAAGGAATCCGAGATGCAACGATTGCAACTGCTGGATTAACTACCAACACCACGGGCTGGCACGCTGACATTATCTGTGCAGATGACTTGGTGGTTCCTGAGAATGCCTACACAGAGGATGGCAGGGACAAGGTAGCTAAGAAGGCTTCCCAGTTCACTTCTATACGTAATACAGGTGGCTTCACCATGGCCGCTGGTACACGTTACCATCCCGCTGACATATACGACACCTGGAAGAATCAGATGTTTGAGGTATATGGTGATGACGGGGACTTGAAAGAGAAACGAAAGATCTGGGAGATAACAGAATTTGCTGTAGAGAAAGATAGCTTCTTTCTATGGCCTAGGACTAAAGGCGCCAATGGCAAGTCCTTTGGTTTTGACAAGAACTCCCTCTCCCGCATCTACGGGGAGTATGAGGATAAAGTTCAATTTTATGCACAGTATTACAATGACCCGAATGATCCAGGAAGTAACCGGATAAGTCGGGATAAGTTCCAATACATTGATCGTAGGCAAATCACTTACAGCAATGGAAGTTGGTATGTTAGGGGAAGACGGTTAAACGTATATGCCGCAATAGACTTTGCATATACTACCAAGAAATCTTCTGACTTTACCGCCATTGTTGTTGTAGGGATTGATTCCGATGGCTACCTATACGTTATAGATATTGAGAGATTCAAAACAGATAGAATCACTACGATGTTTAAGAAGGTGGCAGAGAAGCACTCCGAATGGAACTTTAGGCGCCTAAGGGCAGAATGTACAGCAGCTCAGAGCCTTGTAGCTAACGACCTGAAGGACAGGATTCGAGAAGAAGGGATGAACCTCGCTATTGACGAATTCAAGCCTACAAGGAACGAAGGAACCAAAGAGGAGCGTATAGCTTCTATCTTGGAGCCTAGATATGAGAATCAAATAGTCTACCACATTCGGGGAGGATACACCCCCGTATTGGAAGAAGAATTAATCTTAGCTAGACCTAAGAATGATGACTTGAAAGATGCATTAGCCAACGCTATCTCAATCGCTAAAAAACCTGGCAGAGATTCAGCGAGTAACAGGAAGGCTAAAGTGACTTACGGGAAGTTTGGTGGTGTAGCATTTAGAGGTAAGTATTAATGGCGGGTACAGTAGCAGACCTGAAAGAGTACTTCAATGGTGTAAAGGACAACATGGGGGAGCAAATAGGCTACCTGTGGGCTGACTGGAATAACCAACGAAGTACTAAGATCGAAGAGTGGAAAGAGCTACGACACTACGTGTTTGCTACGGATACCTCCACTACTTCGAATCAAACGTTAGAGTGGAAGAACTCAACCACAGTTCCAAAGCTCTGTCAAATACGAGATAACCTTCATGCCAACTACATCAGCTCTATCTTTCCAAATGATAACTGGTTGCAGTGGCGAGGTAACTCGGTAGAAGATCAAAAGAAGGCCCGAGTAATCGAGGCTTACATGCGAGATAAAGCTCATCAATCTAAGGTACGTAACCTGATCAGTGAGCTGCTCTATGACTATATCGATTATGGTAACTGTTTCGCTACAGTAGAGCATGTAAGAGACTCCTATACCCTTCCCAATGGTAGAACAGTGATTGGATATGAAGGGCCTAGAATTGTAAGAATTAGTCCTCTAGACATCGTATTTAATCCTGTAGCTCCTAGCTTCCAACAATCCCCCAAGATTGTAAGAACAGTGAAGACACTGGGGGAGCTTAAGTCTAAAGGAGAGATTGACGAGAACTGGAAGAAAGCCTACGAAAAAACAGTGGCTATGCGTGATCAAGCTGGTACGTATACCCGAGAAGATACAGATAAGGCGGTAGGATTTAGTGTAGATGGCTTCGGCGATATGCATGAATACTACGGAAGCGCCTATGTAGAAGTACTGATCTTCAAAGGGGACTACTATGATCATAGTACCCACACCCTCGAAAAGAACAAAGAAATCGTCGTTATTGATAGGTCTATTACGGTTTACCATGGCGACAACGATAGCTGGCTTGGTGGGGCTGATATTATCCACGTTGGCTGGCGTAAGCGCCCTGACAATCTTTATTCCATGGGCCCTCTGGACAATCTGGTTGGTATGCAATATCGAATAGACCACCTGGAGAATCTGAAGGCTGATGCCATGGACTTAATTGTCCATCCCCCACTTAAACAGACTGGGGATGTAGAGCCCTTTGAATGGGGCCCAGGAGAGGTTATTTCTATCCTCCAGGATGGCGATTTAGAGGAGATGGGTAAGTCCCTACAAGGTATTTTATCGGCTCAGAACGAAATAGCAGCCCTTGAAGCCCGTATGGAGGAGTACGCTGGAGCCCCTAAACAGGCTATGGGGATTAGAACCCCTGGAGAGAAGACAGCATTCGAGGTACAACAACTTGAAAACGCTGCTGGTCGTATCTTCCAGGAGAAAGTAATTAACTTTGAAGTGAATGGTTTCGAGCCGCTGATGAATTTAATGTTAGCGGTGGGAAGAGACAAATTCACAGGCAGCCGATCATTGCGGGCTGTCAATCAGGAATTCGGAGTAGAAGAATTCCTATCTGTCCAACCTGAAGACTTAGTGGCTAACGGCACGTTACGACCTATCGGAGCCCGTCACTTTGGAGAACAAGCTCAGCTAATCCAGAACTTAACCAGCTTGTTTAATTCTCCTTTAGGTCAAATGGTACAACCTCACTGGTCAGCAGAGAATACTGCTAAGCTGATTGAGGATGCATTAGGGCTAGACAGATACAACCTTGTACGTAAGGATGTAGGGCTTGTAGAAGCATCTGAACGACAAGACACAGCAAACCATTTAGAACAAGTAGTGGCTGAGCGACAAGTAGCCCCTAGCTAAGGTAACATATGGAATTCTTAAAAGCTTGGACGGCTAACCTTTCTCCAGATGAGGTGAAGAGGTTAGTGTCACAACTGAGGGAGTCTGACACAATACGTGAAAGGCTCATCTCTATTCTTGACCAAAGGATGAGAGCGTCAGTGAATGACCAACACTCTTCCAAAAATTATGACTCCCCTAATTGGGCCTATAAACAAGCTGACGCTGTTGGCTATCAAAGGGCAATGAAGGAAGTCATTAACTTACTCACTGAATGTAAAGGTAAATAAGATGTCACTATTTGAAGAACAAGATCCAAACTCCAACCAAGACCAAGCGGGTGGAGGAGATAGCCCTTCTCAGGCTCCAAACGGAGTAGACCAACTCCTGGCTGGTATTAAAAATGAGAACGGAGAGCAGAAATACGCTAACGTAGAGGAAGCCCTCAAAGGACTGTCCAACGCTCAAGAGTTTATCTCAACGCTTAAACGTGAAAAAGCTGAGGTATCTGAGCAATTAAAGAGTCAGTCTCAGTTAGAAGAAATGCTCTCAAAAGTAAATCAACAGCAAGATCCCGATCCTCAGGAACCCCAGGTTACTCAGGGGCTATCTGCTGAAGATGTACTAAAGGTAGTTGATCAACGAGAAAAAGATCGGATAGCTGAGGCCAACCTATCTACTTGTCTTTCAACTATTAAGGAGAAACTCGGTGCAGAGTACAAGGAGATCCTTAAAGCCAAAACCAGTGAACTAGGTCTCACTACCGAACTAGTTGACACCATGGCTAAAAGCTCACCTGATTCTGTATATAAGCTCTTAGGAATTGATGTTAAGAAGGCAGCTAAAGCTGAGATGGCACCTTCCACCAATACCCAGACCTTTAACCAAGAAGCTCCCCCTGCAAAACGATTTGATCCTTTCTCTTCTAAGGCCAAGCCTGGTCTAGAAGCTTGGAGAGAATCTGTAAAAGAAACTAACGCCCGTTTGGGAATTGAAAACTAAGGAGTAATAACTCATGGCAATTACTACTGTCTCTAACCAAGCCTTTATCGAGGCGGAACAGTATAGTGATTTTATCCTACGCACTATGCACGATGGCTTGCTGCCCGAAGGCTTCTATCGTAATGTATCGGATTTCGGGAATGGTGAAACGTTAAACATCAAAACCATCGGTGAAGCGCAGATCCAAGAAGTAGAAGAAGATGCACCTATCAAGTTCTCTCCTATCGAGACTGGTGAAGTACAACTGCAAATCACTGACTACGTTGGCGATGGTTGGTACGTTACCGATAAGATGCGTCAAGACGGTGCTCAGATCGAAGAGCTACTGGCCCATCGGGGTTCAGAAGGTCGTCGAGCTATCCAAGAGCACTTCG